GTCCATCGCTGCCCGTACTGCCGAACCTCGTAGCAACCGCACGCAAGGCTGCCGCCGTATTCGCTGTATTCGTACCGATACCGCTCTGTGTAATCGCCGCCCAAATCTTGACAGAGATGGAACACTTCCACGGTCGCACACCCATCGCCTGAGCTACTGGAACTACTCGACGAACTAGAACTTGATGAACTCGATGAGCTTGACTGGCAGCAACACGGAATCATACCTCAGGCCCCCCGCTCGGCTCGCACTCGCCTTGCACAACCTCCCAGCCGTTAACGACAAATTCAATTAACACCACCGTGCCGAGACTTAGGTCGAGCCACCGGTTATACACACGCTTCAGCTCTCCGCTTTTCGATTCGCTGCCTTTGGGGCCAATGAGAATGTCCGCATCGCCGAACGCCCCCTTGTCGATATCCTCAGTCAACTCCGCAAGCAATCGGTGTTGTTGTGGCTGCTGCGTCGCGTTGACCTGACCCGCAACTGTGCGTGCGGTCCGGTTCCATGCGTTGATCTCCGTCGCTGAGAATCGTGGCTTCTCGCCACCGACACGAGTGCGGAAACGCATTTTTAACCCCGGCAGACTGCTTCAAGGTCGATCTTCCCAATCTGTCCAATCACCGCCGTAGCTGTCGCCGAGTCGTTGTAGGCAATCGAGATCACGGCCCACAGCAAATCACCCGCGACGAGCCCCGTTGGAGTGATTGTGAAGTCCCGAGATGCGTGCGTCAGTGAGTTGATCGAGATGGCTGAAGTCGCACAAATATCGGCGTTGCTGGTGCCGTCCCCATCGGACTTGAACACCTCCACGTCAAGCGTCATCGAGGTGTCTGAGATTGTTGTCTTGGCCCCAGCGAACATCTTGAGCGTGAGCGACTTGCCCGCCGAATATCGATCCGGCAGGATGATCGGAATGGCCGCTTTGCGGGTACTGTTGCTGGCTTTGATGTCTCCCGTTTCAATCACTGGAGACACACTCGCCGAGACACCCGCGCCGAACGCAAACCCCAGGTCGTCATTCGCAGCAGTGCTTGGGAGTGGCTGCCCAGAGTCCCACACGACAGCCGACGTGATCGGAATGCCATAGGTCCGGGTCACCAGCTCCATTGCCGACTCTGGCCACTCGCAGTTATCGGCGGCGTGGTATCCAAAGACTGACTTTTGATCAAGTGTGATTGTTCCGTTTGCCATTATACTCCGATCCCTAGTAGAGAGAGGTCTGCTGATCGATACACTGACGCCACGCACACGTGGCTTGGCGTCTCGACTGATGGCTCATCATCGCTTGTGCGAGTTGTTTCATATCGCACCCATAGGTACTGCCAGCCCTGTTTACTGACCCCCGTGATGCCGCCGATGGTGATTCCGGTCTGGTTTTCACGCACTGACCATCGAAAGGTCAGCTCGGCATCACTGGCCCCTCTCCGCGTACCTGACACCCCCGTCAACAACGCCTCGCCTGGCTGATTGCCCTTCCAGAACGTCGCGTTGGTCTTGCCGATGAGTGCTTTGAGGGTTTGTCGATAACCGAGGGTGATTGAGTCCAGAGGCACCCAATGCGTCTCAGACTCATCGTATGTTGGTTCCAAAATTGGCACGGGTGATGGCTGCGACCCCTTCCCGTCATCGTTCAAGAGTTGCGGCTGCCAACTATCACTGCCTGATCGATAGACGCTGATTGCACCGACTGGATAGGCAACCTCAGTGCTGAGTGTTCCCAACTCAAAGCTGAACTGCACTTCCCCAACAGCCGGAGCGGATCGCCTCTGAAATGTGCGGAACGTCGCAACGCATTCATAGATACTGTCTGCGATTTCGGTTGCATCGATCGTATCAAGCGGCAGCGAGCCAATTGCGATTGGCGACCCCAAGCTGCTCAACAAGAACGCATTGCAAGCTGCAATTGCGTCTGCTTCCGTCGACACGCCAGAGACGTGATAGGTCTTGGCAAGCTCGGCGTTGGCGTCAGCGGACAATCGCCCCTTCTGTCCAACAATCTCAGAGACGATCGCACTCATGGTAGCAACACCTCGTCCTGGAGATTTTGATTGACCTTTTGCAACTCACTCACGATCGCCTGCTCTCCAGGTGTGATCCGCTCCCCGAGAAACATGCGAGACGACAGAGACGAAAACGTTCCGCTAGTGGGAGCCGCCGCACTAATTGACGGAACGCCGCCCGACGCCGACAGCGAGTTGATCAAGTCCATGACACGAGCGACAGATGACGAGTTGCCGCTTGCCGCACTGCCACTGTTGGCCTCCGCCACCGCGTCGTTATATCGCCGCCTTGCGTCGTCAAGTCGCTTTTGCGATGCAGTATCTTTCGCGATGCGGTTGTCGATAATCTGCGATTCAACCTCACCGGTAATCTTATCGATTTCCGCGGTGAGATCTTTATTGCCCGTAATGTATGCAAGCCCCTTGGCAATCTCGCCAACAGCATCGTTCCAGGTCATCAGCATTCCGGCGACAAAATCGTCCCACAACCCACGCAGTGATTGCGTGCCTTTTTGCCATGCGTAATCCATAGCGGCCCACATCACATTTGCGGCTGCCTCGATATTTCCCTCTGTCATCGCTTTGGCGATCGCCCCGATTGCCTCGCGTCCATTATCGACGAGGGGGCCGAACCGAGAAGCGAGCCACTCGGTAGCCGCACCAGACTTGATGGCCCATGTCGCAAGTGCGGCTAGTAGCGACAACGTTGCCCCCATGGGCGTGATCAGCAGTCCGGCGACAGTGCCCACAAATCCAATTGCCGCGGCGAATCCTCCCATTGCGAATGCGACCGCTTGGACAGCGACACCCAAAGTCAGCAATGTTCCGCCAAATCCTGCAACTGCCGCTGTTGCCATGAGTGCAACGCGGATTGAATCTTGGTGAGCCACCACAAATCGACCAATTGTTGCGGCAGACTTCGCCGTCGCGTTGTAGAACTGTGTCAACCCGTCAACAATCACCTTGCCGCCGTTGATCCAAGCCGCAGCCATCGCCCGTTTTAAGCGATTCATTGCATCAGTGAGAGCAGCGGCTGCCGCCGCGTCACTGTCGGTCAACGTGATGCCTAGTGCGGCTGCCTCTTTTTCAAGTGCCGCAATTCCTGACGCACCCTCATTCAATAGCGGGATGAGTTGCTGACCACTTCGGCCAAACACACGCATCGCGATCGCCGCTTTTTCGGTCGGGTCTTCAATCTGTGAAATTCGCTCGGCAAGCAGACGGAATTGTCCGATCGGATCTAAAGAATGGAAGTCCTCTACAGACAGCCCAAGTGACGTCAATGCATCAGTGGCGGTCGTCAACCCCTGCTCCGCGTTGTATAGAGTTCGAGCCATTCCGCGAAAGCCCGCCTCCACAGCTTCGATATTCGATCCGCTTTGCTCCGCTGCGAAACCCAACGCCGAAACATGATCAGCAGACAGCCCCATGCGGATACTCGCCTTATGGACCTGGTCGCCGAAGTCGGCAAACGAGTCCGCAGCCATCTTGAATGGGGCCACAATTGCGGTTGCTGATCCCAAGATCCCAGCCCCAATTCCGGTGATCATCCGCCCGAATGACCGGAGCCGCCGCTGTGCGTCTCGCAATCCACGCACGAGCTTGTTGTCGTCTGCCGACAACTCGACATACGCTTTGCCTGCTCGGATACCTCGCGTGTTTGCCACTTATTTTCCCCACGCTTTCGCAAAGTCCGCGATAGTTGCTCGCCGTCCAGTCTTGCGTTTTGATCGGTAAGGATTGAGCTTTCCAGGATCGATCATCTGAGCCCGCTTGATACCCATTCGTGAATTGTAGATCGCCGCCGATATAGCCGCCGTGTGGTCCCACGCGATGCTTTGTTGTGACCTCACCATCACGCACAATTCCCGCAGTGTGTAGGGACCAACATCAATCTGCAAAATTGCTGCACACTCTGCGATCAGCGTCCAGTAAGTTCGTCGAGATTGAGGTTTTCGATCTCGTTCAGTGCCTTCTCGACTTGCAGATTCTTGACCGCATCGACTTTCTCCCACGCTGCCGCCAGTACTTTCCGTCTTGCTGGACGGCAGATAGTAAAAAGCTCGCTCATCAACGCCTCGCACGCCGACTCCAACACATCGCCAATCAAGCGGCGTGCAAAACCAACCTCATCAAGCTGGCGACGTTCGATCTGCTGTGTGCACACGAACGAAATGACATCGACCAGTTTTGCATCGTCGCTCTCTATCGCAATGAGCGACGACTCGTCGAGGGCCAGTAGGTCGACACCGCACGTTTTCTTGAGTTCTCGAAGCGTGACGGTGTCCAAGCTGACGGACCATTCGTCGCCCTGGTTGTCCGTGAATGTGTGCAACTATTTGCCCTCCGGCTTGACCCGCGGTGACTTGCCAACGCGGACGTCAAAGTGAGTGTAAGTGCCGTCTGGATTCTGGACTCGCTGGCGGCGGTACTCAAACCCGTCTTTGGGATTGATCCACGGTTCCTTTTTCCAGGATGTGTCAGCTTTTTGCTGTTCAGCAAGCTGCTTGACTGTCATTTCTTGGGACTTAGATTCGCTCATTGATTACACCCTTCTATCAACTAGAGATTGTGACGTAGTCTGCTGCCGTAGTCGGGTTAGCAGCAGGGCGAATTGTCAGGCTGACGCTATTGCCCTCGTGAGCCCCATCATCATCCCACCCGACAATGTAGGCTTCCGCCTGGAACCCCTTTTCACCATTGGTGGCAACGGGGCCCGTCATTGCAGCCACGCCGATCTTTGTGTTGTCCTCAAACGCCGCTTTCAGTGCGTCGTAGTTGGTCTCGCCGTTCCGCTTGGTCAGAACCACCGTGATCTCCCGCACGGTGTGTGTCGGGACAACGCCAACCTCTTTGTCGTTGCGGACAGCAATCTCTGCGACATTCTTGGATGCAGTGACCTGCACGTCCTGCACGCTCGGCATCAAAACCCACGTCGGCGACGCGATGTCGCCATCTGCGTCGTAGTAGATCTCTTCGGTGTAACCGACCTCACCAGCCCCAGACAGAGCCATAACAGAATCTCCTTATCGAATAGCGTCTCGCCACATTTGCGGCATATTTTCGTCTAGTTGACGCCGAAAAGCTGGCCCCATGAACGGCCTCGCGGCGATGTCACTTGTTCCGTATTCCAGTGCCTGTGGGGCCTCACCGGCACCTGGAAAACCACTCAGTTGAGCAGGCCCAATAACGACAGAGTGAGACTCCTTTTCGTACCCAAAAAACAAAAACCGCTTGAGAAGCCCCGTCACAACCCGCGGCGGACGCCCCGGATCGCTTGGCCCTCGCTGCTTCCGTCGCATTGATTTCCGTGCGTCTTTTCGTGTCTCCATCCCGAATCTGAACAACACCCGCCGCTCGGCTTTGCTTGTAGCATCCATCACTTGCCGCGAGTTAAAAAAGATCGCGTTGGGCGGCATCCGAAATGTGATCCCACCAAACGCCACTAGGTCGCCTCCAAGAATCGATATGGGACTCGAAACACACTCATGAAGTCGCCGGTGTACCTCAGCTCGCCATTGTCCTCGCTAATCGTGCGGGTCAATTGTTGTGGATCAAACGCTGCATACACTGAAGTTTGACGCAGTGCGATGAACTGGCCGACCCCCGCGACAGTGAAATTCGTTTTTGTGTACCGAGCCACTGCCGAGTGAACCAAGTCTCGCAGGTCGTCAATTGTGCCGCGGTATTGGTCTTGCAGTCGCTCTGCGAATCCAAAATCAACCTCGAAATCAAACTCCGCCTGATCACGGGAGAGAGGACGCGATTCAATTTCAGGCCAAGGATTAACAAGGCAGACGAGCCTGCCAGGCGTCAATTCCTGCTCACCCAGCCAGACCGGCACCCATGAGCGCTCTGCAACAAACGGACGCGACCACGACCTAGTCGAGTCGTTGATGTCCGCTACAATCGCGTCCGCAAGTGCTGTGTCTGGTGCCAAGTTACACCTCCTCAACATACAGCTTGAACATCTGCCGCGTCCCGTCTGTGTATTCCCAACATCGCGACTTGCTGGACGGCTGCCGGAGTTGGTAGGTCACTGTTCCGACCGTGATTGTATCGATAGGCTCCGGCGTCCTGGCGACATCATTGAGTGTGTAATCCGCTACACTGCACAGCAAAATTGATTGCATGCGAGTTGCAGTGTGATTCTGCTGGGTCTTGGCCCGAATTTCCTCTTGGTCGACAATCACACTCAGTGATTGCGATTCACTGCGTCGCCGCAACGTAGCGGCCTGCCCGAAGGTTGTGAGCACCTCCGGGCGGACCACTGATGCGAACTCAGAGTCAAACGAGCTTTGCGACATCAGACCGTCGACAATGCAACACCATCGTTGGCAACCACACGCCACTCGATGTCAGAACCATCCTCAATTGCGGTCAATTGCAGGTGGTCGCCGACATCCGCAAAGGTGAGTGTGTTGTTGCCAGTCTGATTCACTGGTGACGCGGATGTAACAACCACGTCCCCGCCGTCAGTCTTGAATCCGAGCGACAATTGCTGGCCAACAAAGGTTGGATCAGCAAGGGTCCGCGTTTCCGCACCCGCAGAGACCAATGAAACCGAGCCACTGACGGTGACTGGGATTGCCTCTCCATCGCCAGGGTCGGCAATGATTGAAGCGATTGCATTGTTCGCCGTGATGGCTGGCTGCTTAGTCTTGAGGACGCGAACCGTCGCGCCACCAGATGCCGCGTCAGCCAGAGCAACGCCGAGGTATGTGTTGCCCGTTGCGGTTGCGGTCGCCGCACCAGATCCGGCGGTGCCACCCACAGGATCACCGTCAGCGTCCCAGTAAATTGACGCCCCGGCACTGACCGAGCCAGTCACCTTGACGATGTCGAACACGCCCTCAGTTGCCAGTGCACCGAGTGTGTTTGCTGCAATTGCCCGGTTGGCAATGCCGACGAGGTTGCTCCCAACCACAACAACATCACCGGCACTGACCGCTGACCCTGGTGTGTAATCCACTTCCGCACCGGAAGCGTGCCGTGTTGCCTGTGCCATTTGTCTCACTCCTTTTGGTAGAAGAACGCCCCAGCCCAGACGGCTGGAGCGAATCAAGTCAATTCAGATCAGGCGGCACCCTTGGATTTGACCGCCGCAACCGTGTCCTCCATCCCGACACCGAAGTCGTGGTAGCCTCGCCACTGCATTCCCAGTGTGTCGAAGCTTGTCTCTCCAGACTCGATGACTGGGGTTTGCTGACCGTTCAGGAATCCGACACACATGGCCGCCCGCACACTGGGATCAGCGAACATGTACCACTGAGTGTCAGACTGGCCAGTGATTGCGGTGCCATCCTCATCTTTGATTGACGTGTTGTTGAGGAGCGGTGACACCACTTTTCGCAGCGTTTTGACGTGTGGGTTCCGCTTTGGCTGCTTCGCGGTGCTCGTGCCGTCGATCAGGTCGCGTTCCGACAGCAGCACGTCAGCGGTGTCTTCGAGCGTTGACCCAACCAGCAACACTGCCGGAGAAATGAGGATCGGGTCCCCATTCGAGTCCACCATGTTGCGGAAGCTGGTTTTCGCAGTCGACAGCGAGGTGACTGACAATGCAGTCGATGCCCCCTCGATATAGTTGCCATTGCCCGCCGCAAAAAAGCTGCTCGGGTTGCTCAAGAGCAACACATAAACAGCCTTTTCAAGGCGAATGGCTGCCATCCGTCCCATGTTTGTCGGGATTTGCAAGAACGCATCGAGGTCGTCATTGATCTGGTCTTGCCGCGTCAGACTGATGATCGCCCCGTAGGTGTCAAGCTGATTGGTGTACTTGGCGTCGCTCAGGCCGATATGCTTGAGTTCCCCGTCAGCACCAACCTTGCGGAATGAATCGGTTGTGTCCAGCCGGTATCGACTGTGCACTTTGAAGTCAGACATGTTTGCGGTGCGGCAGATGTTCGACCACGTCACCTCCTGGGCCTGGTAAGACGCGATCAGCGTTTTGTTCGCGACGTTCTCCAGGATGTTGGACAGCGTCAGTGTGGTGAACCCACTCGCGCGCAACTGTCGCTCCGCAGTGTAGGTCGCACGGATAAATTCGTTTGACTTAAATGAGCCGCTGTAGTGCTGCCCAGCCGCCCGAATCACGGAGCCCATCAGAGCGTGCAGCGTGTACTGGCGGTACTGCTTTGAGACCGCCGCGTTCATCACGTCCTCGCTGTACCATTCACCGACTTTGGATTCTGGCACACCGTGACTGCAAAGCAGGGCCGCCTCGATTGCGTGGGCATCGGCCTCTGGCTCAAATCGACCGACACTCGGCGACTTTGGACGAGATGCACGAATCAGGTGCAGCTCCAAGTCACGCAAGTCCATTCCAGTCTCAATCGCGTGAGCCTCGATTGGATGCTCGACACCGTTGACCTTGATGGTTTCGACATCCGCGTACTTGGCGCACAACTTCCGAACGCCGTGTGCGTGACGAGCGTCTTCGGCAAACAGCCGACGATTTTCGGCCCGCTGTGCCTCAATGCTCCCGTCGGTGCTGGCACCGTCAGAGCCAACAACCTTGGCCTGCATTTGAGCCGACTCTTCCTCGGGTTGCGTGTTTTGTTCGGCGTCAAACATCGCCCGAAGACTGGCTTTGACAGCCTCCGTCAGTTCGGACACATCGAACCCTTTGGCTTTAAGCCATTCCTCGAACTTCATCTGATCACCTCCTGTTGAATGTGCCGTCATGCGAGCCGACGTGGTGTCGTCTGCTCCCATTGCGACAAACGAGATCTCGCCCAGGCGTGACGCCCGTGCGACGTAAATTGGACCAGTGAAAGACCTGCCGTTGACAGTGACCTTTTCACCAGCATCAACAAAAACCACTTTTTCCGACATCGCCCCAATTGATGCCTGCCACGGGAATCCATTGTCGGCAGACTCAACCACCTCGCGGGCGTACTCATTGGCCGCTGAGATAACCCCAGAGACCTTAATCGCCTTTGCTCCCACTTCGATTGACTCGGTGTGCCCGATGATCTGAGCCGTGTCGTGATCTCGCAAAATTGGTCGGCTTTTCGCCGTCACTTTCACGCCAGTCAAATCAACAACGACTGGGTAATAGAACCCTGCCAATTGCATTGCCCCGCCGTTGTACGCATTCATTGCGAACTTGCGGAGCTTCTTTTCGTCTCCCTCAGCCGCCGCTTGGAGTTGGCAATTGTCGCCGCTCCCAATGTGGAATGAAGTGGGTAGCTTCGACGCTTGAATCGTCTGGGCTTTCACCGCTTTCGCGATCTTGCGACGGTTCCGTCGTGCCCGATTTGCCATCAGTCGCTCCTACGGAAAATTGCTGCTGAAACAACGCCTCTCGATACTGCTCGACCGTTTTTCCGTACGATCGAGCGGCGTCAGCGTCGTGTTGGTCTAAGTCGATATTGTCTCGCTGCAATACCAAGACACGATTGGTCATGCCGCTTCGCAATTTTGTCTCTTTTGCGTTGGCAGACTTGGCCTCATCAATATCTTCGCGGTTATCCCAGTGCCACTGCCACGACCACTCCGCGAATTCATCGCTCGAGGCTGCGTCAATCAATCGTGCGGCATAGGCTTCGGCGAGCCATGCATACAAGATCTTGTCAAGAACTGCACATTCCCACTCGTCCCGCTCGACATCAATCGACTTGAAATAAGTCTGGTGATCGAGTCGTCCCGATGAGTAGTTGTATGAGGATGAATTGGCCGCGGCGACATTGAATGGCATGTTCAGGCAGCGAGCAATCTCATTCAAAATCTCACGCTTGAACATGTCATAAGATGCCGATGGGTGCTCGGCGCGGAACTGCTCCATCTTCCACGAGTTCGGCAGTGTGACCATCGCTCGATACTCGATCGGGATCGCATCAAACCATTCATCCTGCCCGAGGTTGGCTGAATCCACAGCAGGGGAATCGGTGTAGAGGACTGCTGCAAAGTCTGCCGCTGTTTCGGCAGCCGCAAGAGTTGCCAGCGTGAAGCGTCGAGACATTGCAAACAGAGGCAGCGCGGTCACAATTTCGCTGATCCCGCGTAGTTGCTCAGGTCGGTCGCGGCGAAACACATGCAAGATGTGGTCGGAACTGACCCATTCGCCTCGCCATGCCCCATCAGAGACGACGCCGCCCGGGTGTGTGTCCTGCAGGTAGTAGTGCGTGATGTTGCCGTTCGTGTCCATTCGGACCGCATCAACGCCATCTTCCTCTCGACGCAGGTATTGGAACGGCTCCTCGACTCGGTCTGCTTCAATTGGCCGAATATCGAGCTTCACTGGCGACTTGAGTGAGGGATTGGTGATCATGACGGCGAATGACTCACCATCGACGCACTTTGCAATCCGCATTGTGCGTAGCTTCTGGGCTAAGTCGACCTCAGTCGCCCAATCCACAAACATCTTTTGCAGTCGAACCGATTCAGACTGCGACAGATTGTTGAGCTGAAGCCGTGGCCCCTTGCCGATCAGGTCGTTCGCCAGCGTGAGGATCATGCCTTTGGCGTAGCTGTTGTTCTGTTGGGCCTCGTATCGAGCCCTCATGCGAACCCGGTTCCGAATCGCTGGTGTCATCAACGCATTTGGGGACAATGCATCAGCGTTGGCCCAGTGACGCTCATTTTCGTCGGTTGTGCGTGCCGAATCGTAGTGCGCGGCGATCTTCCGCCGGTACGTTTTGACATACCGCGGGTTGGATGCGACTGGCATCTTCTTTTGTTTCGGGCGAAATAGCCCGCTGATTTTGCCCAAAACACCCACTAAATCGATCCTGGCGGACGCATTTTATTGATGATGATTTTTCGACCGTTTCCAGTGACTGCGTCTTTGTTGTCGAGATACTTGTCGGCCTCGATCATCTCCTTGAGTGTGCGTGACTCTCGCTCTTGATCACCCGACTTGAGCCGCTTGGCTTTTGTGGCCGCGGTCTCGATTTCATCTTCAATTGCCATTGGTCTCCTCCGTTGATGAATCATACTCCAGCAAGTCGCCAATTCCGTGCTTTCGGAGCTATATTCACGCCAGTGGCTCACCCTCTAGTCCAGATGTGGACTTTGCTTGGCTGGACGCCACGTCCTGATCCGCTCCCCTGTGTAAACCCGGGTTTTGCAATTTCGACAGATCCGATATCGGTGACTGCCTCTCGTCTTTGAGACGGGGAGGTGTGGGCATCCACAATTGGGGCATCGGAGCCGATTGTCTTTCGCCATCAAATCCCTTTGCTGCGTGCAATCTCAGAGAACTTAACCCCGCTTGATGTCGCCATCGATTGCTTTTTCGCCACGAGAGAGTGGCCGAACCGAGCACCAGCGGCCAGTGCATAGGCAAGACAGTCGAAGTAGTGGTTATTCTTGCTGATGGGAATCCACTTTGTGACCAGCCCCTTCTCCTTCACAAACTCCTGGACCTTCTTTTCTGCCAGCATGTGACGCGAGAACGTCTGGTGCTCAACCGCTGGAGCACTGAATAGCGTCACCGCGCCGGGACGGTCGAGTGGCCCCGCGAGTGACTTGTGGGCCTGCTCCTTCCAGTAATCCGCATTCAGGTCCACTCGCTTCACGCCGCGGTTTTGATCTCTCACACACGCCATCTGCTCGCCCACCCAGATGTGCGTTGCTGTTCGCTTCATTGGATGCGTGTACGCACCGCTTCGCTGCCCAACTCCATAGCCCTGGATTGGCTGGAACATGTTCGCGGTGGTTTCTCGCACGAATTGATAGTGCGTCTCTGTCTCGTATGACGAGTCGAACCAGACCGCATCAGGTGGCCTGTGATTCTCTTGGCACTGATCTGCAAACTCGTGCAGCGTCGCCAGTGTGGCCAACTCAAGACCGAGTTGGTTTGTCGGGACATCGAGCTGCCCGTAATTCGTAATGAACGCGCGGTGCCCCTCGGTCCACGCTAATTCCACCCACCACGAGCGATACTTCCCAGAATCCATCCCAATCGTTACGTGCTGTGTTCCCTCGGGATAAACGCCTGCTGCGAGTTCGTGTTGCCGTCGACAGATCGTGTCGACAGACAGACTCACAGTGTCTTCACGATCGGGCACATACGGCAGGCACCACACAAACTGCCGCATCTCCTTCTCTGCGTTGTCCTCATTCTCGGCCCGCGACGCCCGCCACTCATCAACGCCGTAGCTTCCAGATTTCAGCAACAGGTTGTTGACCGCCGACCACCGGAATCCCAGCGTTGACGTCGCCGCTGGCTCGCCCATGATTACTCCGTCCGGCGTGACCTCTTGGCCGCGATGCACGAGACGCGACTCCCGGTTTGCCTGCCGCCGCTCGTCCTCCGTCCACAACACCTCGCACGCTGGGCAGACAAACCCGCTCGCCGACTTCGCCGCGTCTTCCGTCTCTGCGTTCTGCCATCCGCGAAGGTGCTCACGCTCGGGAGTGCCGTACACATTGCACCGCGGACACTTCAACGCGATCTTCGACGCCGTTCCGTTGCTGTACTCACGCCAGATCCGCCCGTCTTCAGTCGAAACCGTGCACTCGCCATAGATTCTCTTGCGATCATCGTATGCCCGCGTCCGGGCCTCCAATTGCGTGAACTGATCCGCCTCGCGTGATGTCGCGGATGACTTGTCGAAGCCGTCTACCTCGGTTACCGCCAACACCCTCGCGGTGAACGCCGCACGCTGTTTGTCGCTCCCGCCGCCCGTCATGAACCGGATCGATGAGCCGTTGCGGAACTGGATCAAACTTGGCGTGCCTGTTTTGCTCCCTTCACCTTTTGACGGGAGAAAATCGCGATAGCGGCTCGCCTCAATGATTGGCTTGATGTCAACGAGCCATTTATCCTTCACGATATCGCCAGTCGGAACACCAACAATCACCGTCTCGCCAATCTCAAAGAGGTGGTACAGGATCGGAATCGTCCACGTCGTCAGCGTCTTGCCGCTCTGCACCGGCCCGGTCGCGAAAATCCGATTCCACCGCCCAGAGTCGACAGCGTCGAAAAACAGGCCTGAATACGGCTGTGTCTCACATCGATATCGCCAGCCTTGGTTCGGACCATCAGGGATCACGATCTCCTGCTCTGCGAACTGGCGGAGCGTGCGAAACTTGCGAGGCTGCAGGCGAGCAACAAAATCAGTCACCACCCTCCGTGTCGTTGTCTTGATCGTCGCAGAACTCATCAATTCGCTT